CAGAAGTTATTCGTACTTTTTCAGCAGCGTTTGTTCTAAACGCCATAAAATTATTGGCGTTGTTATAGGCAATAGAACCAGCATCCGTATCAGTATCACCCATTCTAAGCTCAGACTCTCCAGTCGGGCTTGATAACAGATATATGTAACTAGCAGCAACCCCAGAACTATTAACTGTGATATTACCAACCGCAATACCATTAGTAGTAGTAGCTCCACGGCCAGTAACGCTGTCTAGCGTATCAGAAGACGATATAGTATAGGTAGTATCATTAAACGATAACCCTGAACCTATTGATACCTCGTCACCAATTTCAACATCATTACCATTGATGGTAAAGGCAATAGTGCTATATAGAGTTGAACTTGATAGGTATGTGCTTGTGTCTACGCTTCCATCAGACTTCAAGAAGCCAGTAGTGCCTCCCGTCTTGTATCCAGTAGCGGTTACATAGCCACCCGTATCAATAGAGGCTACCTCGGTGCCACTCCACTTGAATTGAACAATATCTTCAACCTCTCCTTGCGCTGGCTCAATACCGCTGTTGTCAATAACTGTCGGTAGGTTCTCGGTTTTAATTCCAAGAGCAGTTATCGTACCGTCTACGTGAAGCTTTGTGGAGGGCGAGGTCGTTCCAATACCAACATCTCCACTGGCATTGATAACCATATGGGTTGACCAAGTACGGGCTGCATTGGTTGTGTTTTCTGCTGAGTGTTCAAACTTAAAGCCGAGAGAGTTGAACTGCATCCGTGATGCTTTGTACGCCTCACGTGCTAATCCTGCTGGGGTTGTATTGCCAGTAAGGACGGGACCATTAGTGGTGCTTACATTTAAGTATGCAGAGCCAGCACTACCGTTTCCTGAGTCAAGGTAAATACCCTGCGCTGCGCTAGTAGAGGTTACAAGTACGTGTAGCTTGTCTTCAGGGGAACCGGTGTTAATACCTACGTTGCCATTTCCGTGAATAAATACTCTATCACCGCCACCAGCTCGTAGCTTCATATATCCACTAGAAAGTGTTGCATTATGAATATATTCTATTGCTCCAGCTGTATTACTGATTGGCGCTCCAAAATAAATTCTACCATAACCAGTGTTTGGAGAAAGTATGTTGATGCCAGTTACACCATTGCTTTCAATTTCAACACCATTCAATGCATAGGCGCTTGCTCCCGAAGATGAGGAATATACGTGCAGTTTAGCGCCCGGACTAGTAGTACCAATACCAACGTTGCCGTCATTTTTAAATCTTACAAGCTCAGTTCCGTTATGCTTTATTATAAGCGGATGGTAACCATTAGGAGCATTTACTTCAAGACCGGCTCCTGTTTGCTGAAGAGTAGAGATTGCATCTACCCCAGCTCTCTTTATACCAATAGTATCTTCAACTGTAAGCTTTGAGGTAGGACTCGTAGTCCCGATACCTACGTTGCCGTCAGTACGAATCGTCATCAGCGCAGTGGCAGTATCAATATCCGTTGTACCGGTAAAGAACTGATGTGCAGGGGTTGTTGATGCTGAGTTGTTGTTGGTATCAGCTAGGTAAAAAACACTTCCAATAGAGCCTAGAGCAAGGCTGTTTGTCCAAGCTGTCTCGTCATAGTCAAAATCAATGAACGTATTTGAAGGATACGTTTCACCGATGATATTGTCAACTCTTATGGTTCCACTAACGTGAAGCGTAGATGCAGGAGCAGTGGTACCAATGCCGACGTTGCCTGTTGGTGTGATAAATAGTCTATCACTACCGGCCGTTGCTAATGCGATAGCTCCTGAAGAATCAGATGCATTTATTCTATGACCAGCATTAAGCCTAGACTGGTTTGTAAAATTACTGAACAGTAGCTGTCTGTCTAAGTTGTTTCCAACTCTAAGGTATGTTATGTCATTAGTTCCTGATAGGAAGTTAACAGTTCCAGTAATATCAAGCTTGTACGTAGGACTAGTCGTACCAATGCCGACGTTGCCCGTACCACTAATACGCATAACCTCGCTATACGTAAGGGTAGTTGGGTTACCACCATACGCTTGAGAGTTAGTAGCTCTCTCAAATGACATAGCAGCATAACCAGTACCGTCATATCTTGACCAAATACGAACAGCACCTGCTGTTGCTCCAATATCGCTAGCTAGCGTTATGTTTGCCCCATAATATGGAGCTCCACCTCCAGAAATAACTGCTGGATGGTATGGATTGAAAAATGCGTTACCTTCAACGTGAAGCTTAGCTCCCGGACTAGTAGTACCAATACCTACGTTGCCACCAGAAATGGTTAGAACATCACTAGTCCCGAATGCTGTGGATGCGGATAGTTTAAACTTGTCAGAGTCTGAGTTGTCAATACCCATAACGTAAGACTGGGTGCTGATCTTGAACTCCATACTAGCATCGCCAGTATTGCCGTCCTCAATAAGAAGCTTAGGGTCTGTAGTTTGGTAATCAAAGACATGGAGCTTAGCACTAGCCTCTACGCTAGCCTGATATGTTCCTACTCTTACTCTTCCGTTATAGTATGCTGTCGTGGGGTTAGATCCAGAGGTGCTCCAAACTAAAGATACCGATGCTGCATAATCCGTACCTGCAACTGCTGCTACAATATCACCGTTCGAATCTAGCTTTAACAGAGACCCCGTAGTGATATCGGAAAGGTTTAACCCACTTAAAAATTTTATTGCCATGCCTGTACAGTATAGATACTAGCAAAAATACAAAAAAAGAAGGGGCTGATCTCAGACCAACCCCCTCTCTATTAAGCGTCTATTTGGCATTAAGCAGACGCGTTAGCGTTGTCCAAATTGCCAACCAAAGAAGTCATACAGATAAAAGCGCCCTCGGTAACACTCTGACCGAATGCAATCGTTACAGTGTCAACGGTAGGACGAGCAACCTCTACAAACACAGTTTCGTAGTTAGTAGCACCTACAATCTCAACGCGAACCAACTTAGAGTTAAGACCGTGGGTTACGGTATACGTGTTACCAGTTTTCGTTACGTTATCTCTGTTTACAGAATCGAGAAGGATTGAGTGGTTACCAACGCCAATAGCAGCAGCTACATCCGTAAGACGTGCCTTCCGGATACCATCGTTAACGTTACTACCGGGCATCAATACGAAGTTCGTATTTACAGGGGCTGCATTTTGATCAATTGTATCAATAATCAACTCACCACCTACGCGCCATGCGTCATATGTCTCGTCCCAAATGAACGTCTTATCAGCAGCACTACCACGGTTTATGGTAATACCAGCATTCTCGGTGGGAGTGGTAGCTGCGCTAAGGTTGGAGTTAAGCTCAATGATGTTATCAGCAAGAGCAATGGTCTCCGTGTTGATCGTAGTTACCGTACCATTTACGGTAAGGTTCTGATCGATAACAACAGATCCACCAAACGTGATCGTTTCATTTTCAGACTGATCTACGGTTCTTACGATATCTGGTTGCTCAAGCTTATCAGCACCCCACATAAGGAGCGTGTACTGAACAAGGTTGTCGGCGTTATCAAGGGCAAGTTGGTTAGATGCAAAAGCAAGACCGCCACCGCTGTAGAGGTCAATAGCAATAGTGCTACTGCTACCCAAAGATGTTGCGCCAGCAGTGGTGGTAATACCGTCACCCCCAGTAAGAGTAATAGAGGAGTTGGTAAGACTGGCGTTGGGAATAGAAGCAAGCTTCAGGGCTGTGCCATCAATGGTGATACCCGTTGATGTAGTAGGAACTAAGTAAGCAGTAGTAGTTGCGGATGTGTCGTAGAAGAAAATCGAATCGCTCTCTGGTGCGCCAAGGTTTTGAATACCAAGGTGGCTAAGGGCAATCGTAGCATCGCCACCAGAACCGTCAGTTACTGCAATACCAGTGCCCGCACTGATGGAGCGAATATCACCAGTTACGTCGATCCACGTAGTGTTGTCCCATACGTAGAGCTTCTTATTCCCAGCCGTTGTGTTGAAGTAAACCTGACCCTCGACCGGATTTGCAGGGGCAGAACTTGTTGGGTGTAAAGCAGCGTTCTGGAGCTGGTTACCCCCTAGGTTAATACTGCTTTTAAAATCGATAGCCATGTTCTTTCTTTTTTTTAGTTTTAGTTCATATATGCTTTTCCGCTGGTTGCTCCGTTAAAACGGATCTCCAAAGTGTTAATGCTCAGGTATTGGACTTCAGTATAAATGACATTATTACCAGAGTCAATAACCATCACCGATGGGTATTTATTTAAATTATGTTCTACAGTCCACGTTTCAGAGTTTTCGTTCTGTGCGTGCACATAGTGTGCGTCTGATGCTCCGCCAATTACCCCCGTTACGGATACATTGACAGAAGGCTGAGATATAGTAGCTGTTTGGACTTGAGTTTGTACTCCGCCAATCGTGATGCTATCACCTGAATTAACTTCGATATTACTCACTTACGTCCTCATTAACCTTAAACAACCCATACACCCACGTCTTGACAACTCCTACGCTGTTAGACTGTAAATCATATACATAAAGACCTCCGGGGACACCAGACATCGTAGTTGCGCTTGCTGTAATAGTAAGCTTACCTCCTGCTGTCCCAGTGTAGGAAAAGTCAGCATCTCCAATAATGTCACCAGAAGATGTGTCTGTTTCTTTGACATCCATCTTCCAAGTATATCCAGATGACAAATCAATAGCCGCTCCAGCATTATCAGTAAAGGTCAGCTCAAGAGTAAAAGTATCACCGCGTCTGCATGTGATATCTACCCTTGTTGATGCGTCTAAATTTATACTTGTCGCCATATTGCAAATATACTAAATCATTGATTGCCAAGAATTTGCGAGAGAACATCTACGTCCTCAGCCAGTTCTCCACGACTGCCCTGACGTTGTGATATTAACTTGCTTTGCTCCACGGCTTGTTTCTTAACTCTGTCGTCCTTAGCTCGCTCTCGGCTTCCCTCGACTTCGCGTTGAAAACCATACTGCTTTTCTAAATTCATCTCTCTGGATTGACCCTGTAATTTCTCGAGCTCCATCTTCAACTGATATTCTAGTTGTAGCAGTTGGGCTTTTGCCTGTGATTCCAGTTGGATTTTCTGAGCTGCCAGTTGAGCCATTGCTTGTTGCTTTTGCATCTCCAGCTGGGCGGTAACCTGTGCCGTCTGCTGGTTGGCTTGAGCCTGCATCTGAGAGTTCTGTGCAGCAAGATCTTGGCGCTGTTTGATTCTCTTCTTACGGCGAACTATCAGCAGCTGCTCAGCTTGATCCACATCGTGAAGTCTACGGATCGCCATAGCGTCCTCAAGATCCAGCTCTCCCTGAGCTAGAGACTGTTGAATATTTTGCTCCAGATACATCTTGTCCTCTTCGTTCATTCCGGTTACCACGCGAACCCCAAAATTGAAGAGCGGTAGGTTGTTGAATGAAGAAAGAACGGACATGTTGGTCTCACCAACAGCCTTCTCGTAGACGCGATATAATACGCTTTGCTTGGGAAGGATCTGTAAACACTTGACGATGTCATCACACACGCGGCGATAAAGAACCTGCGATGCGTGAGTAATGTCATAAATAGCGTTATTAGACGCTTGGATTGCCTGCTGGCGAACGCCTACCAGAGCCTCGCTCTTGGGTGTTGACCCATCAACCACCTCGTTGAGACCCGTAGTGTCACGGATCATATTTAGGTATTGATTGTACAGACCAATAAGCTCTTGAATGTTTCTGATTTGGTTTCCGATCTCGCGAACTGGGGGATTCTGAAATCCTCCCTCTGGGTTCTTGGATCTGTAATAGAAGACACCCGTCTGTTCGTAGATGTCCTGAATTTCCAGTGGCTGAAGCTCTCCACCTCGTCCAAGCTGTACGTTCTCCAGACCCTCAATGTCAATGATCAATCCATCAGGCTTAGCTTTAGCAATAGACTGCTGAAGCTTGAGGTGAGCCAGTTGCATCATGTCCGCATATTGGGTGATGCTGGAGACCATGCTCTTGGGCATCATTCTGCGGATGTTTGTAGCCACGACCGAGTAGCTCATTCGAGTTCTCGTGATGTCATGGATGTTTCTAGGGAGGTTCTTCTTTAAGCCGTAATCAAAAAGGTATTTTGTTCCGACCACATACTTTCCGCCGTAGACGGTTGCATGTTCCATCTTGCGAGACTTGCGCTCGTAAACAGATCCAGAAGGAGGGGTAAACTCTTCGTGACCTTTGTAGTAGAACCCTGTATTTCCAAATCTGGACTGCTTTTCCTCAAAGTACAGGCAGTCAACAGACATAAACTCAAAGTCTAGAACCTCGACCACATACTCGTCATATCCGAAGACCGTCTTTTGGAGGGTCTTGTCGTAATAGCTGGTATTATACTTAGTGGGGTCGTTGGTGTATCTTGTCTGTACCTGACGAGCCATCTCTTCATATTGCTCTTCCTCGAACTGACCGCGAGTGATACGCTTGAGCTCTTCGATTGTCATGCGCTGGATGTGACCAGCGTACTTGAGGTCTGACATTGTAGGGTCTTCCGTCTGTGAGTGCACGAAGTATTCTGGGTCAACGTACTTGGTTGCGATGCCATAGTTGGGATCATTATCCCGCTTCACTACAGCCATTCCCAAAGTAACGAGATCCTCTACGGCTCTACGGTAGATCTTATCGTTAAAGTCGTTCCATTCAAGGGTCAGATTTGTTGCAATCTGTGCGGCAATCTCGGACGCTACCTTGATGTTGGTCTCCAAGAAGATCTCTGCCTCCTCGGGGCTTTCGGGTAGCTCTTCAATGGCAATGCCGGGATCAAGCCCAGCACCGCGAAGGGATTCAAAGAATTCTCTGTTCTCTACACCCGCCTTGACGGTAGCTTTTTTCTTCTCTTTCTCTGTTAAGGAAAGGGGGTCTACTGCTTCAAGATTTGGGTATGGTTTTCTAGAGAGGATTTTGTTTACTACGATCTTAACGAACTTAGGAATAATTGGAACTGGAGACCAGTCAATATTCAAAAGAGTTCCATCTCCATTGTTAGGATCGAGTGAGTTAAGTACTTGCTTGTACTTAGAAGTATCTTGTGTTCCGTTGGCATAGTCCCTGTTCGTATTGAATTCCTTCATTCTACGGTTATACAGGGAACTAGATTCATTCGCAGACCCCCATTGTGCCATAATGGACTTAGCGTACTTCAAGCCGTAACCTTTGGACGACTTCTCCATGAAGCTTGCTAACGGATCTGGAAAGTTTCCGTAGTTCTTTGTGCTTGACATACTATTTCTATTCAGGTAAGCCTACTTTTATGCAAATATACTAAATACCTGTGTGCCAAATATTTACCACCCTGTGTGCTTATACCTGCGGAAGAAGACCTTATTAGACAAATCTTGCTTTTTAACTTCCTTCGTTATTTTTTGTGCCGCCAGAAGCGCAAGACCAGAAGAGATGGTCATATCGAACTTTGTTCGATCGTCGATATTATACCCAATCCAGTCTTCTAGCGTTCTGTTAAAATACATCCGACCGAAATTTCCAGTCTTTATATTCATCCCCACGTGCTCGTGAACATATGCCTCAATTGCCTGAGCGTGAGACTGGATGACATCTTTACTGTTCGATGGAATACCCTTTGTCTTTACGTTTGTAGAAGATCCCGGGGGCGTGAGGTGTTCGGGTCTATCCATGACATACCCATCGTATCCTCTTGACTCAAAGTATCTTACGATTCCGTATTTGTTGTTTTCTATTAGCAACGGATACCCATAGAATACTGCTGCCATAAGAATGTCCTCATAGAATATACGCGCCAGTGGGGGACGCTCGGCGTACTCCGCTACAAACATATTCGACGGGAAGTTCATGTTGAATTTATTAAAAAAATGACAAGCCCCTTTTGATCCAGAACCAGTTGTTGTTTTGTCGATATCGTAGCTATCCACGCCGCCTACGCCGTACATTTCGTTGCCCGGATGAACCTTTCCATAGCGTGTTTCCCGCTTGTTTCTAAACTCTTCCGGTGGCATCCATGACACGCGCCACTTCCCATTGGGATCTGGAGACCAGATCACTCTAGAGTCCGCCAATCCACCCTCCCAAACGAAGTTGCCACGAACCACTGGGCTGGGGTATATCTCGTCATTGTGCTGGATTTGCTCATATATCTTGGCGATATTGAAATGAGATGCCTTGGTAGAGTCCCGAAAAGCCTCATCTTCGGAGAACGGGAACTGTCGAATAACTTCATTGAGCTCATAGGGGTCGGCTAGCAGTGCTTTTCTCTCATTTTGGAGGTATGTTTTTGCTCCATAGTGAATTAGCTCTCCCTCGAGACCGTCTACGGCAAACTCGGGGTCTTCAATTACTGGAAGTCCGTGTTTATCGAAAAACCCCTCCAAAGCTTCGTATGCTGGGATGAATATCTTGTATAAACCGCTTTTTGTACGCCCGTTATTGTTCCTTTCTTGTGGATCTGATGAGTAATATAGCTTTTTAAACTCTGCGCCACCCCGGTCTAGGGGGTTGACAGTTGATCCGACTAGGGCTTTTCCGATAACTTTCCGACCAACGATCAAACAAGTGCGGTGAATACGCCAAACGTCCTGAATATCCAGTGGTCTTTCCCATTTTCCAGCCTCGTCAAGGTACAGCATGTGGAGTTTTTCCCCGTCATAGGCGTTGGTAGTGGTGTTTTTCCAGTTAATTAGAGTGTCTAGCGCCTCTCCCTTGTTGGAGGTTTTGTTTTTTTTGGTGATTCGCTTGGATGGCTCTCTAAAAGCGAGCTCCATACGCGGATTTGTCGTACCGTCTTGGATGGGTTTAAAGAAAAACGGGTAAGATTTAAATACCGGGACGACTTTTTTCATGAAGATGTTCTCCTGAGCGTCTTTACCCGTCTTTGACATGATACCCAGAAGCTTGTCTTT